ATTGAATACAAGTCTCTAGTTTGATTTGAACCTGTGGTAATTCTTCTACCAGCTGGATCTAGATAGTTGGATGCAATCTCATCTGTTCCAATTGGTGGAACTGCAAAAGCATATATTGGAAGATTTGCAAGAGAAGTATGTCCTGTCCAATGAGAACCACGATTTGTTTTTAGAGAAACAATCGTTGTCTTTGTTAATGTAACATCTCTTTGTCCAGTAAGAAGATCTTCTGGAGAATCCACACCAACCTTTGGACTTGCGTTAAGAGCCTTCTGTGTAGGTGTCGCCAACCTTCTACCAAATATCGTAGTGAACAAGTTAGTGAATGTAGAAGCAAGTTCTGGTGAGAATGTATTTTTGTTGTTGTTATCAGCAACATCACCAGCAGTTGGTATCTGAATATTTGCAGAGACTTGTGACGCAAAAGATACTTCACCAAATACGTTCCAACCAGCAGGGTGAACAGAACGTCTAATACTTTCTCTCCACTGATTAATTGATTCACCAATACGAACAACATATGAATAATCTTGATAGAAGAATGAATCTTGAATACGCATAGTATTCACAGAAACTTTACCTCTATCATTTACAAATCCAGCCACACTGTTACCAACAACACCAATTGTTGATGTACCTCTTGCTTCATCTGATTGTCTAATAGTTGCAGTTGCACCAGTGACAGAAGTAATCGTATCCCCAGCATTGAATACAACATCAGTTCTCAATTGAACAATTTGTGTATTTGAATCATACGTTACAACGGTTGCTTGATGAGATGTAAGAGTATCTCCAGCAATAAAAGTACCACTTACATTTGATATCAAAACATTTTTATTGAATGTTAATGTTGGTGCAGTGTTGTAATCCAAACCAAAGTTTGAAATAGAAATACCTTCAACGTGTCCAATTCTAGGTTCAATAACAGATGATGCTAAAAGACTTGCACCAACACCAGTACTTGTAGTAATACTTACCAATGGAAGTTTTGAGAAACCATTGCCTGGATTGATTATATCAACAGATGTAATTTCACCAATCTCTGATGAAACTCCCAAATCATTAAAGGTTTCTTCTTCAATAATAATCTGTCCACCATCTTCAAGTACGAGGAAGTCATCTTCTCCTACTGTGGTTTCTTGATGAAGATAAAGAGCATCCTCAGTAATGATTGGAAAACCATCTTCAGTAATAAAGTGATCTGGAGATGTTATTCCTTCTAGAATAAATCCACCACCCACAACAGCAATCTTTGCAGAAACAGCTGTTCCACCTGTATCTGTGGTGTTAAAAAGAATAGTATCGTTTATTGAATATCCACTACCACCATTTTCAATAACAATTCTGTCAACAGAACCAGTACCAGCAGATTCAACTTTAGCAACAGCAGCATCATTACCACCAGAGCCAACCACGATATCATCACCAACAGTATAGTATGCACCACCAGCTGTTACTGTTCCATCAGTAACAATACTCTTTACAACACCAGAGATTTCCAAGTCACGAACTGTATCAGTTGTGGTAATATTTTCGCCAGCAGAAAATGTTCCTGTGATTGAGTTAGTATCAACATTCAACTCAGCAATTAGAGTTGCACCTTCTCTAAATTTAATTACAGTACCAATAAGAGCTGTTGCACCAGAGGTAGCACCTGTTATCCTTTGGCCAATTGCAGTATTAAAATCTGAATCACTGTTTTCAGTAATTCTTATAATAGAGTCACGAGACCAAGTTCCATCAGATGGACGAAGTAGATTGTCACGAGGATATACAATATTCGGTTCTTCATCGAAAAGAATTCTAAAGAATAATTTATGTCCATCTGCTGTACCTTTTGCAGCGTACATATCTTTGATGTTCTTTACAAGTTTTCTCTTTGCAAGACCATCTGCAAGTGTGTTTGGAATAGACTCCATAAAGGAATCTCTAAACTTATCCAAGAAGTCATAAACTGTATTATCAACATCTGCATATGCAAGAAGTTGTTGAATGTTCTGAACTGGATTTCCACGATAAGAAACCACCGTGGATGTAGCACCAGAAGTGCCTCCAGTTAGTGTCTCACCAGTTTCAAATCTTTGTTGGGATGTAATGAATAAACGATTATTGTTATCAAAGTCATCAACAAGAATACGAGCAGTTGCACCAGAAATAGAACCAGTGATTGTTTCACCAACAACGAACTTTCCAACAGATTCTTCAAGAACAATATTCTCGCCTGTCTCATCAAGAATAAAGTTTTTACTGATTGTCTCTTCAATAACATAACTGTTAGAACCAGAAACGACCAGTTCTCCAGCCTCAAGAAACTCATAATAGTATTTGAGGAAAAGAGAAAATAAAGGATGATCCGATTGAACAAACTCAGGCAGTTGACTCTGAATATGAGGAGATACTTTATTTTTTAATGTTGGGTCATGTCCAGACATTTAGTAAACCTTAATATGAAGATGATGTTGAGTAACCAGTACCAGCAGAAGAACCACCAGACTCGATTGTGTCATTTTCACCAGTGATTACAGTATTTGTCAAATCAATTGCTAATAGTTGATTTCTAACTGGAACTATATCGTTTGAACGAGGTTGAACCGTGATAGTAATTGTACCATCAGAGTTAGAAACACCAGAAGGAATAAGAGATGGCAGAGTTATAGTACCAGTAACATAATCAATTGTTCCAAATACAGAGTCAACATAACTTCTATTCGTACCAGCCTCTAAGAAGTATGAACGAATGTTTCCAGTACCATCATCATCCAAATAAAGAGTATTGGTATTTGAGGTAATTGTAAAACCAGTAGAAGATACAATACCACCAAACATAGAATTATGACCACTATGTGGATTATAAAGTCTGTTAGAAAAATTAATGATGTATTGGTTTGTTGCATTGAGTGTTGGTGTAAAAGATTTTGCTATTCTAATAGATGTAATATTAGAAAGAATAGATGGATCACTCGCATCAATCAAACGAGATAGTTTTGAATATCTAAACACACCGTCAAACTTTTGTAAGTCTGAAGTATTATAAGCAGTAATCGTATTCCTTACAATAGTTTCTAAATCTTGTGAGGTTTTTGTTGTTGCATTTGCATTATATTTGAATGATGTTGTTAAACGAACTGACGTTGTTTCTGGATCAATAATGGTTGGGCGAATAGATGCAATATTATATCTGTCCAAAGCAGTTGTAATAGTATCTTTCTGAGCTTGTGTTAGATTAATACCAGAAGTTGTTTTGATGGAAACAAACACTTGTCCATATCTTGGTGGATCATTATCTTCTCCACCCCAAACTTGAACAGCCTGTGCGTCTGCAAAAACTTGTGGAATAATAACTTTATAATCTTCAGTTGTAACAGCTCTACCTTGAGATGAATAATCTAAGGGAGCATTATATTTAATTGACTGAATAGTTTCTGGTTCTGCACCACCCCCAGCAATTGATGTTGTTGTTATATTATAATCTGTAATTCCACTGAATGCAGTACCACTAAATGTTTTTGCACCATTGGCTGCACCTTTATTTGTTACGATATATTCCAAGATAACAATATTGCCATCAGTTGGTTTCTTTCCTACAACATCATCACCAAAGTAAACTTCAAACTTTCCATCTTCAATCTCTTGCAAGAAGTACACATTAGATGTTGCAGTAACTTGTGATATATCAGTTGCAAGTGTATAGATAGTTGTTGTCAAATCAGCAGCAGAATTTTGAACAGATACTTTTAGTGTTGTCGTATCGGCACGATCATCAGTAACCAGAAATCTTTTTTCTAAATCAGAATTATCTACCGTATACTTTGCTGTGACAAGAGTTCCTTCATAGATAGGAACATTTTGAAATCTTACAATGTCATTTGTTTTAGTTGTTGTGATATCTTCATTGACAATAAATCCATATGTCGTATCACTAATTTGTGTTGTGAACTTTGTTCCCTTTGGAAGAGTAACACTACCAAGAGTATTTGTGTCGTTGACAAGAATATCAATGTAAGCAACTGGAGCACGAGCAGAACGAGGAGTGTAACCTAAAGTCTTTGCATGAGAGACTACTGAAGACCTAAGAGTTGCAGTATCGAGAAACGCTTCGTTGATTGCCATGTTTGCATTCATACCCAAGTAGTGAGTATTGTATGCGAGTAAATCAATAAGTGTGGAAAGTCCAGAACCTTCAAAGTTGTAATCTGAAAACTCTGTCTGATTTTTCATGTATGTCTTTAGGTTGGTTTTGATATCATCAAAGTCCAACTCAGTGACTTGTAATTTTGTTGCCATTTATCTTAGTCTCTCTAAAAATAAGTTTACACTCTGCAACCCACTAGGTGAGTTTACAAGATAGAACTCTATCGTAACTCCATAAGCGTTTCTATCAATGTCTGGGCTTACAATAACACTAATCAGTTCTGCCCTTGGTTCAAAGTTATTAATAACATCCTCAACATATCTTTTAAGAACATCTGCAATCAATGGAGATACTGGTTCAAAAAGAATTGATCTTACATCAGAACCAATCTCTGGATGGAATGGACGCTCATAGAAATTTGTGTTCACAAGATTACGAACACTGCGCTTGACAGCCTCAACATTAGTAAGTTTACTAATATCGCCAGTGATAGGATGTTTAGAGAAGTTCAGATTTATATCTTTATATATCTGAGCATTTCTATCTGAATCATTAGTTGATTCTGCATCTCTAAATGCTGTAGGGTTTGCTGCCATTTAATATCTCCTCAATCTATTTATAACGAAACTTATAGATTGTGGAACTCTCTATTCTTGATATGTTGCTCTTGAATTTCTTCTTTTGATTGACCGTAATATGGAACAGCATGACGTTTCTCAATCATATAGTCGTTGATTGATTTGTCAGCATAGTCTGTGGTTCTCCATAGTTCCCCAAGAATGCGGCCGAACTTTCCTTCTGCATCCTTATATGTTTTGAGAACAATTCCACCATCGTCATCTAACATATCTGTGATGAACTTCTTTGCAGCCAATCCATACTTCTTTTCTTCTAAATCTCTGGTGCGTGATTCTGGTGTGTCGATACCGTACATACGAATTCTTTGTTTCTTCATCCATACACCAAACCCCAAGTCGATATCCACATCAACGGTGTCACCGTCTACGATATGAACTACTTTACATCTATACTCATACATTGTTATCCTCCAGCAAAAACATTTGGTGAACCAGCAGCCACAGAAGTGCAACCACTAATACCATCACCAATTCTTCCGGCTCCTTTGTTGTTTACAAATACTGTTGAAGAACCAGACGCAATAGGAGCAGAATGGCCTGGACAAGGTGCAGGCGGTAAAAGATGACCTGTATTTACATCTCCCTGTCTACTCCAAGGTATTCCGTTTACAAATACGTTACCACTCCCTACTGCTCTGACCATTCCAGAACAGTGAGGAACATCTGCGTCACCAACTCTAGTTGCTGCTGGCATTATCGTGTCTCCCTCTTCATTAATTCTTTTAGTTTATCGTTGTAAGATTCCATTATCTCATGTTGTTCTTCTGTATGTGGTTCTGGAATAACTTCTGGTTCAAATCTTATGAGGTTATCAAATACCATAGGTATATCGTTATAATTTGTATACCTATG